TTAATCCCTGTTCAGGTTCAGTGTCCGTTGCGCGTCAAAAAACACCTCGTTGTCATAGTCCGTGGCAATTTTTATGGTGTCCCCTTTCTTGAAGAAACGGCTCTTGGCCACGTGCAGGCGCATGACGTTCTCCTTCCTCTCTGCCGATGACTGGTTGAGCGAGATAAGGTGCGTGCAGGGGCGCGCCAGTCCTTTGGCCTCGGAGCAGTTGTATTCCGTGAGCACGTTCCTCTCGTCGTTGAGCCATTCGCGGTCCTCGATGGTGGACTGGTAGGTAACGACCATCCACACCTTCTCGTCGGCCGCGAGGTCTTTCAGGTCGTTAGCCACGGCGATTCGCTTGGCCCGTTCGTGGCCCGCGTCCCACAGGCGGCGGTTGGCGTCCGTCAAGAGGTCCATCGAGTCCACGATCACGATGTCCGGGTTATGCCCTTTGAGCTTGCGGTACTCCGAGATGCCGTTCTTGATGTCGAGTGTCGATACCTGGGCGTTGAAACGCGGGTAGCTGCGCACGGTGATGCTTCCGGCATACGAGAGCACCAGCTTTTCCAGATGCCGCATCTTCGTGTCCGAGATCTTTCCCCGCTCGAAATAGTAGGCGTTCTTGGAAACCAGTCCTCCCGAGTAGGCGTTCAGCGCCTCCTCTTCCGAGCCTTCCAGCTGGAAGTGCAGCACGTGGAGCCCGTCGTCTATGTCCGCCCGTACACCTATCCACTTGGCGATATGGGATTTCCCGACTCCCGTAGAGGCGAGGAAGCAGGTCAGCTGCCCCCGCAGGTTGCGCCCGGCGTTGAGCGCGTCCAGATAAGGGATGTAGAAACGCGACACGCGAGGCGCCGTCGAGCGCTCCTCTTCCTCCTCGCGGCGTCGGTTGCGCTGGAAACGCTCCGAGAAGGTCTCGGCTACGTCGATGAACGAGCTGCTCTTGAGCGTGAATCCCGCCAGCCACTCGGCATACTCTTTCAGCGCCTTCTCCGCCTTGTCCTGCCGGTTCTCGTTGTAGAGCTTGCCCACCTCGGCATAGACGGCCTGCAGCCTCACGCCCTTGATATAAGTTTCGAGCATGTCGGTCATCACCTCCGGGCTCTGACCCTCGTCGTACTCCCGGAAGGTGTCGATAAGTTCCAGGGCGTCGTAATCCCCGTGGAAGGTCTGCGCCAGCACGGCATACGAGGGCGGGGTCTTGTAGGTGCGGTAATGCGAGGCAATGCTCTCCTGTACCCGCTGGAAGGAACGGTCCGGCAGGTATTCCTTGCGCATGTGGCGGGAGAGTATGCCGCAAAGCCCCTCTTGCCTCAGTGCCGTGGCGTACAGCTCGTAGAGGAACTCCGCGCTCAGCGGGCTGGTAGCGCTCATGACCGCACCTCCTGTCTTTCCCTCCACGCTTCGCGGCGGAGGCGGTAGAGTTCAGGATACAACGCCTCGGTCCTGCGACGGCACTGCCCGGCGTGGGTGCAACGCCGGCAGGAGGGCGAGAAGGGCGTCCAGAGCAAGGTGGACGTGCCGCAGACGGCATAGCCCGCCTCCGTGGATAGCAGGCGCCGTTTGGTCGTCTCCTCGTACTCGGGATAGACGAACCTCGAGAACGGGTGACGGCTGCGGTCTTCCACCGAGGCGGCCAGCTCCTCACGCGAGAGGGAGAAGCTTCCGAGCCACCGGTCCTCGCGATACCGCCGTTTCCGGTCCGCCTGCACGTACCTGCCTACCGCCTTCTCCCCGAACGAGTGCGAGACATCCCACCGCCTGCGGTAGGCGGCACCGTATCCGGACATGGCATGGACCTGGCAGACGCAGAAGTCCGCCAGCCGTTCCGCGCTGACCGGGGCCAGGCGGTCGAAGCAGGCGTCCATCACCTTGCCGGCCCGTCCGCCGGCGGGGAAGACGAAATCGGCCCATAGCGTCACGCGCACGAGGCGTGTGAAGAGCCTCCGGCTGTTATTTTTCCACTCGTCTCTCTCCATCGCGTGTCAGAAGGTTACGCAGTTGTGCCTTGGCCAGGAACAGGCGGCTCTTGACCGTCTCGATGTTCCGGGTATGGAGCGTCCCGCCCCGGTAGGTGATCTCCATGATTTCACCGATCTTGTATCCCGCCTGCTGCAGGAGGAAGGCTTCCCGGTAAATCGGTTTGAGCCGGTCCAGCGCCCAGAGGATGTCGTCGTTGTAGAACTCGCGGTAGTTGTCCATGCCCATGCAGTTTTCCGACGGCTCGTCCTCGGCAAGCAGCGAGGAGCGCAGCTCGCTGATATCCACGTTGTCGTCCGCCGGCGCCCGGTTGCGGTTCCGGGAGTTCAGGTCCGCGACAAGCCGCTTGGTGACGGCATATATCCAGGTCTTCACGGGGCGTGCCGGGTCGTAGGAGTCCATGTACTTGAAAAAATTGGTAAGGGCCTCCATGTAATTGTCCTCGACATCCTCCTGGTTGAAGGTATACTTGATGCAGATGCTGTATATCAGATTTTTATGGGGCAGGATGTACTTCTTAAGAAGCGCCGCCCTCCGTTTCGCGGATTCATCCCCCGGGGACGGCTCCGCCGTAAAAAACATGTCTTTCTTTTCCACACTTTCACTGACAGAAAGAAGTTCGTAGCCAATCTCATGTCCTAATCTGTCAGCTTCGGCGAGCGTCAATTAAAAGCGGGCGGCAACCCTTTCCGCCGCCCCGAATCTCAAACGCGTGTCATTTTATAGTCTGTGCCTGCGTATATAGTAATGAAAGAGGTGGCAGGCATCCGCTGCGTTGTCGTCCACGGGCACGATGCCGTACCTGCTCTTGCAGGCCGCGATCATATCCTCCTTGGTAGCCCGGCCGTTTCCGGTTGCCCACTTCTTGAGAGCCGCCGGGTTGATGAACTCCGGTTCTGGAATATCCAGCTCGTCGCAGACTTCAAGCAATATCCCCCGCAATTCCGCCAGACGCCGCATGTCATAGAAATGGCGGTTCACCGACACGTCCTCGGCCACCACCTGCCGGATGCCGTAGCGGCGCATGTAGGCCAGCAGCATCGTGCGGAAAGCGCCGTGCATCTTGTTGCCGTTGCGCCGTTTCGACTCGGTGAAGTTCCATACCCCGGCCTCGTGCAGCGAGAAATATCCCGTGTGCGTGGCGATGTCCAAGGCCACGACCTGCTCCCTCGTGAGGGTGTCATTCCCCGATTCCCGACTCTCCATGCTCCTTCACGATTACGAGTTTGTGGGGATACCCCTCGGCCACGTTGCCGTGCGAGACGACAAGCACGGTTCCGCCGAGCGCGTTCAGCGCCTCGAACATCGAGGCCAGCCCGGCTTCGTCCACCGCCTCCAGTATCTCGTCGAGGACCAGCAGGTCCAGCCCTTTCTCCCCGTCGCAGTTGGCATTGACGAGTTTCTGCATGGCAAGGATGGTGGCCAGGTTCACCCGTGCCGCCTCCCCGGCGGAGAACTTGCCGAAAGAGCCGCAGTCCACGCCGTCACGCAGCAGCGAGACGGAAATCTTCTCGCGCACCTTGCCGCTCTTGAGCATCGTGTAACCGTCGAAGCGGACGCGGATATCGCTGCCGATGCCGGCAAGGAACTCGTTGGTGATACGGCCGAGCGCCTCGATCTTGGTGTTGGCCAGATAGGTCTTGAACTGCATGAACCGCTCGCGCTGCACCTCCAACGCCCGCACCTTGTCATCCACCTCGAACTTCCGTTTGGCGGTCTCCATCGAACGTTGTTTCTCCTGTTTCATCGCGGCACGGAGCGACTGTGTCAAATCGGTCGTCGCGGCCTCGTTCACCTCCCGGATGGTTTCCTGCAAGGTTTCCACGGCGCATTCGGCAGCACGGATATCCTCTTCGGCCTTGCGCCTCTCGCGGTCGAGCGCCGCGTTACGCTCGTCGATGAAACCGAACACCTCGTCGAATACCTTGCGGCGGATACCGTCGATCTCGTCCTGCAGGGCGGCAATCTCCGCGTGGACACGCTTGCGGTTGCGCTCGGCACTCTCTATATTGTCGGTAGCACCGCGTACCGCCCGCTCGTGGTCGGAAAGCCGCTGTTCCCAGCCGTGGCGGTCATCCTCCAGGGTGCGGCGCTCGGCGCGGATACGGTTCTGCCGGGTCTCTACCTCCTCGGACTGCTTTTCCCCGTTCTCTATGTGCCCGCTGATCTCGGAGAGCTGCTGTTGGCGCAGGTGCAGTTCCCGGTATCCCGCCTCGATGTCGAACCCGGGATGCGCCACTAAAAATTCGTGTCCGCAGGTAGGACAGGTGATCGAACCCGCCAGTTTGTTGGACAGCTCGTCGATGCCCGCCGACACGGTACGGCGCTTGCGGCGCAAATCCTCAAGACGTCCGGCAAGGTCCCGCAGCTGCCGGTCGATATCCTGCAGACGCGTCTGGAAACCGGCTTTCCTGTCCTCGTACCCGGAACAGAAGCCGTCATACCCCGCCTTGAACTCCTCCCACGCCGCGCGTTTCTCCGCCAGCGTTTCCCCGGCGTGTTTCACCACGGCATCGAGGTCGGCAAGCGAGACACGGGCAGCCTGCAACTCCTCTTTCCTGAGTTCGAGTGTCCGGTTCCAATCCGTGCGTCGTGCGCCCGGGAAGAGCGGCAGGAACCCCTCGATGGCTTTCAGGCACTCCTCCAACGGGGCGTCCGAGGATTCCATCTCCTGCAACGTCCCGTCCGCCTGCCGGATTTTCTCCAACGCGGAATCTGTTCCGGCAACCGATTCTCTCCGCAGGCGTGCCTGCTCCCGCTTGGCGGCGATGGCCGCTTCAAGCTCCGCGACGCGTGCCTCCCGGGTACGCCCGCGCTCTTCGCCCGCCGCCGTTTCCCGGTCTATCTGCTCCTGCAACATCCCGATACGGCCGTCGATACCGGCCAGTTCGAGGTTGACCTTCTGCTGCTCGGTGACAAGCGGCGCGATGTCCTCCTCCACGCGGGCGATGGCCCCGTCCACGAGGATACCGTTCGAGAAACGGTTGATAATCTCCTTTTTCTCCCGGTCGGAAGAGGAGAGAAAATCCTCGTAGCGGTACTTCGAGAGGATGAAGTTGTTCAACAGTTCGTCACGCGTGATGCCCAACTTGTCGAGGATATAGCGGTTGTAGGCATCGACCGAGGGCTGCACGGCCTCGTCCGTGTCCACTTTCTTGCCGTCCCGCCAGAGCGTGCAGGCAACCGTCGACGCCCCTTTGCGGGGAATATGGCGCGAGATGAGAAGTTCCTCCCTGGAAACGTCGTTTGTCAGGTGCAGCCCGATGCGGCATTCCCCGGCGGCGTCGTTGATGATCTCCTCGGCGCGTATCTTCCTAAGCGGGCTACCCGTGATGCCGATGGCGATGCACTCCAGCAGGGCGGACTTTCCGGCGCCGTTCGACTGCTGGGAGTCGTTGTCCCGGTTGTCGCCGAAAATGAGCGTCGTGACCCCTTGCCTCGGGGCGTACGACAGGTGGCGGAAAGCGCACAGGTTCTCCGCCTCTATGTTCCTTAATTTCCACATGGCATGTTTTCTATTTTAGATAAGTATTCCAGTCCGACGGCCACATCCTCGATCCGCTTCTCGCGGCAGAATTCCTCGTAGGTCTCCCGGATGCGGCGGCTGTCGTATTTCTCGAAGAGCGACGAGGAGCAGGTTTCAAGCATCTCTTCATCGTCGGCGACAAGTTCCACCTTGGAGGCTCCCGCCTCTAAAAGCGCCGGCTTGTCCACCGACTTCATGGCCGCTTGCGGCGCGTGAACCCGTACCTTGACCTTGTAACGGCCGTCGGCCCCGATCTCGCGCAGCTCGTCCATGAGGTGCAGCCCGGCACGTTCCACGGGGACATCCAACACGCGGTAACGGGTGTTCACTCGGTTCTTGATGAACTCGTGCGAGCCGTCGGAATAGATGAGCGTGTACCCCTTCTCCTCGTCCTCGCCGAAGTTGTGCTGGCGAGAGGAGCCGATGTACTCGATACGGGTCTTGGGGATGATGCAGCGGTTGTGGTAATGGCCGACAAAGACCTTGTCGAATTCCTCGAATATCTTGGCCGGCAGCTCCTTTTCGGAAGGCCGGGCCAACGCTCCGTTGATACCCTCGTGGATATAGAGGAAGTTGAGCCGCCCCGGGTCGAGGGCTTCCTCCTTGAGACGGTCAAGGCGCGCGCAGAACGAGCCGTCCTCCGGGAAGTAGCCCATCATGTGAAGGACGAAACGGCAGTCGTCGCCCACGGGCAGCGACACGTACTCGTCGCACACCAGCACGTTGGGATGCCGGTCGAAAACATGGCAATACCCCCTGACGGCCTCCTGGTTGATTTTGTCATGATTACCTTCCGCCAGCGTGACATGGATGCCGTGCCCGGCGGCGGCAAGCAGGGCGTCATGTACCGCCAGCAGCACGTCGAGCGTCTGCGCGGCACGCGAGAAGAAGAGGTCGCCGCCCACGGCGATCTCCCGTACGTCCAGTTTCCTGCAAATGTCGATGGCCTCCTGCCAGTTGGCCGTAAATGCAGGGATATTGTCTTTCGACACGTGTATGTCGTTCAGTAGCAGCAGGCAGGGATAACTCTCTTTCATAAGCATGGTGAAGATTATGACGGGAGGCACAATATCTCCCGTCGGGTGACTCTCTGTTGTTTCTTATGAAAGGTTATCTGCGCCGTCTGGGACGTTCCGCGCGTTCTTCCGGTTGCGGAACGTCTTCCTGTCCCGCGTCCTCCTCTTCGGGGGCTGCCGGTTCGTGGCTTTCCGGTTCCGGCCCCATCATCTCGTCGTAAATCAGGTCCAGCAGTTCGCTGTTCGAGGTCGAACGGGTGACGCGGACGGCAAGCCCTTCCTGTTCGATGAAGGCGCGGATCATCGCCCGCAGCTCCTGTCCCTCCTCGGTGCGGTCCCCGAGCGAGCGTCTGTTCAAATCGTCGTAACGGTCGCTCAGGTCGTCGTACGAGATGCGTCCGCCGCCGTTCTGCCCGTTCTCCCTGCCCGCCTTCGTGCGGCGGTCGTAGGAGAAGGCCGAGGTGTCCTCCTTAGGCAGCTCGCCCTCCAGCGTGTCGATGACCGCTTTCATGTCGTCGCTCTCCATGAGCGGCATGCCGTAGAGCGTGTCGCATTGTTTGAGGAACTCCACGGTGGCTCCCAGGTGGTAGCGGGTGTAGCGGTAGATGATCTCGGGAATGCGCGGCGCACCCATCAGCGCCGTCAGTTCCTCGCGGGTCAGGGACACGGGGTCCGATTCGTTGTCGATGGAGATGACGTACTCGGTCTTCGAGCCGTTCTTGCGTTTCTCGATCTCCACCGGGTAGGCGTCGTGCACCGACGAGATCGGGCACGGGTATGCCGGGTTCTTCTGCAGCTTTTTCTGCCACAGCTTGAACTTGCGCTCGTCCAGGTCCTTGAACTGGGCATGCGAGAGGGTCATCATCTGGATGCCCTTGCCGCGCTCGTTCAGGTCGAAAATGTAGAGGCAGTGGCCGTAGCTGTATTTCAGGCCGCCGCCGAACGAGCCTCCGTCAATCCTCTCGGCCAGCTTGTCGTCGCCCGTTTCCCTGGCCCGTGCCACGGCCAGGCGGCGGTAGGTTTCGATGGGGTCCACCGAGTAGCCGGCATCCGTGGCGCGGGTGACGGTGACGTACATCTTCTGGGGCTTGCTTCCCGTGGTCGGTTTCTCCAACTCCAAAAGGAGCTGGTGTACCGGGAACTCGTAACCCGGACGCGAGACCGTGCCGTCCGCGTTGGGTGCCAGCGGCAACACGCGGAGCCTGTAAACGCCCAGCTTGTCCATGCGGAAGAACTCCGTGCGGGCGAAAGCCCGGTTCTCCTCCTGCGCCCGTTGCTGCGCAGCCTCGTAGGATTCCTGAATCCCGAGGAACATCTCTTCGACAGACATGCCTTCCATGCCGCCCGTCTTTTCCAAATCTTCTTGCAT